CGTACTCATTACAAGGAATCAGTTAGTTCAAAGTTGTACGCTTGGATCAAGGAAGCAATGTTTCGCGACATTGTTCCAATTGCACCAGACCCATTTGGTGCAGGATCCATTCGCTCGAAATTGAATCATCAAGGAATTTATGATGATTTGAAGTCCACCATACAAGATTTTGATACTCTTGGTGGCATTGAATCCTTTCGCGGCCTCATTAATAATTGGCGCGAATTCAAGTCCTGTTCACTAGGCACCAACGTTGCAAACGTTGTGAATATTCTCGTGACAGTTGGATTTTTCCCCGATTTATTGGAAAATCCAATCAAGTTAGGCATCTTTGAAATTTTCAAAGCCAAAGCTTGGGACATGCAAAAGAATTCAACATCCTTTACTGATATGTGTTTTGACACGCTCGATTTCTTTTTGAGTCGTGCTTATCATGCTATTAGTGCGGGTGATCCTTCTATCTTCTTTTATGGGAGTGAGGAGGAACACTCGTTTGAAACAGAGTACACTACATTGATCTCATGTTTACCAGCTATTGAAGCTGACAGACTTAGTGATTTGCAGAAATACTCTTGTGACATACAGGATGAAGCCGATTTTGATTTCCGTTTACAGCAACTCATCTCTAGAACTATTAAGATGCTTAAAGCTGAAACAGCCCCACCTAGAAAAACGGTGTTGGCAGGTTATCTAGCGCGATTGAGACAAGCAGCAGTTGCTTTAACACTAAGTCAGAAAAATTCCTGTGTACGTGAGAAACCTTATGGTATGCTCGTGCATGGTGCATCATCAGTTGGAAAAACTATGGTGGTTAATATTTTGATGAAGACTGCTCTTGCTTCAAATGGATTTGCCAGTGACAAGGAATATGTGGTTACGATCAAAGATAATGAAAATTTTGATACTGATCAACAACCATATCACACTGGCTGGATTTTTGATGATTACGGAAACACGCGTGCTGAACATTATTCGGAAGCACCTACCCGATTGATCATCGACGTATTGAACAACATTCCACGTTCTCTACGTAAGGCTGATATTGAATCTAAAGGAAATAAGATGATGAAGCCTAAAGTTGTTGGAGTTACAACTAATATTAAAAATCTCCACTCTGATAAATTTTCAGTTGAACCTGTGTCTATTTTGCGGCGCTTCGAGTTAATTCTTGATGTGCATGTGAAACCGGAGTACTGTGATCCTCTAACCGGAGGTATCGATGGTACTAAGATGCAAGGTTGGTGTCCCGACGCTTGGGATATTGACGTTCAGCGTGTGAAAATTATTCGGAAAACCAAGGAAAATGGTTTAATGCAAGACAAATATCAGTTTGAGACGATCTTATCTCAAGTTGGTATACAGGAAGTGCGTGAATATGTCAAAGCGCAATCAAAAACTCATTTTGTGCATCAGAAGCGATTTGTGGAAGCAGTCGAAGAAATGTATGAAATGAAATTTTGTTTGCATGGCGATCCACAAATGGAATGTCGTCAGTGCATGCGTATCATCGCGCCTGCGGCTCTCACTGAGTGTGATACCGCAAATGGATGTGTTTACCATGAAGGAGTTGGATTGGGTAGAGAGGTGCAAGCCGAAATATCCGATGAATGCTCTGAAATGGGAAATTCTGAAATTACGCGCGGAGGTAATTGGACTCACGAACATGATCCACCACCTCCTGATGATGCAAGTGATTACGAAGCAGTTGAAGAGGTTTCTGTATATACTGCAGTTGATCGCGAACTTGTCGATGGTAGGTTAACAACCCGCCTTAGACATGTTACTCGCGATGAAGTGCCAGGAAGTACATTAACTCACGAAGCTCAACTTCGTTATAACCATGCCCTTAAACACCAGGGCGCTTATGATGAGCCTGAAGTAGATGTGATTCCCCAAAAGAACTCACTATTCAACTTTTTCAACAAAACTGAATCAGAGCATGATGCTTTGTGCCAGCTAGCTGAAGATGAAGATGGTGATTGGGAGAGCCTCAACGATGCCAACAAATACATTTGCGATGACGTTATGTCTGCTGCAATTGTTACTTGTGGTTGCGTTGGTTCTGTTTATCTCCTTTGGCAGGCTATCAAATTGATGCGTGGTCTCAGTAAGGTTAATCCGCAAGGATCTGCTGTATCTGTACCCGTACCAATTGATTCTGATCGTCCAAACCCGTGGAAGATTGTCCAACCTGTTAAGATTCCCAAATCTGAAGCCTCTGAAAATATTACTATTGATGAGCTTTCAGCTTTGGTATCTCGACATATTGCACATGCTACATTCACATACGTTGACTCTTTTGGAGTCACGCATCGCGGATCTTGCGATGCTGTCCCCATGTGCGGAAACACATGGGTGGTGCCAGCATACATGTTAAACAAATCAAAAGAACTTATGATTAATGTTAAACGTGTAAATACTGACACCGTTGGCTACAGATTTTATCAAGCCATCGACGAATCGAGTTGGGTCGAATTACCTAACGATCTAGCACTTGTACGATTAACAGCTGGTGGATCAGTTCCTGATTTATGTAAATTCCTTGCAGAAGGTAATTTTGAATTAACTGATAAACTATTTTGTGATATTGTGCATCGTGCTGAGACATGTGAAATCTCTCGTGACACTGTTCTCATTGATTCTAAACAAACTTTTACCACTGATCAAGAGTTTGAAGGAGTGAGTTATAAATACCCACTCCGACATTCGCTGGATTATGTTGTGCGACTCTTATCACGCGACAACGAAAACCCTGTATTTTAGGTTTTCATGTTGCTGGTCGTACTGGTGAAAACTTTGGTGTAGCTTCTTTGATTACACATGGTGACGTCCTTAAAGGTTTATCTGATCTTAACAGTAAGATGCCTTTGATTTCGCATTCTCAAGGTGACATGCCTACGTGTAAATACGATATTGATTACACACCTACAGATACCATCCACCCTAAACATTGCGTCAACTTTCTTACTGAAGACGCGGATGGTGATCTTCCAGCTGTGGACACTTATGGTGCTCATGGTGGTGGAAGTGTGAAATTTATATCGCAGATTCGGAAATCACCAATTTCCGATACCGTAGAAGAAGTTCTTGGTTTGCCTCGGATACATGGTGCTCCTCAAAAGGGACCATCATATGTTCATTGGCAACGTGATCTTCAAGCTATGTCACACCCAAAAGGTGGGAAGATGAAACCCAACCTTTTAAACCGCGCATTTAAAGACCTGCGTGGAACGTTCCGAGATTACATCAACGAACACCCTGAGAAGAAGGAGTTAGTTCATCCATATGCTAAAGACGCTGTCTTGAGCGGAGTGGATGGAGTAGCTTCTGTTGAAAAAGTCGATGTGAATACCTCCATGGGCTTTCCTATCA